TTCAATCACAGCACATAAGTTGTCTGCAATCTCCTCAATAACAAAGTCTGAGTTTTGTTCTTTACGGGCATTCTTAGATACTCTAATCTTACGAGGATCAACAGCTGTGTAATCAAAGTCACCTCCTTCACCTATAGCTGGGTTCCAGAAAGCTTTAATAACTAACAGACGAGCAAAGTAAAGGTTTCTAAGACCCATTCTCACCACTTCTTTGACGTTTAGATCGTCATACTTCTTTCTCATAAAGCTTTCTAGCTTACGGGAGAAGTCTTGAGCAGGAATACCATCACGAGAAGGTAAGATGTTTAATCCAGGTGGATTAGCAATTAAGGAGTTGATAACTGATTCAGTGTTAACAAACACTCGGTTAGCTTGGACTCGGTATTTCTTTCGTCTTTCAGGAATAATATCCAACCACTGTGACTTGTTTTCGTATACAGCAGTATTATTCTTGTATACGTTGTTTAGTTTGTCCCATAATTCAGACGAGGAAGACCATCTAGCTTCTACTAATTTAGCCTTTGAATCATCATCTAGTTTTGATATATCTATGTTTTTCATTAAAAAAAGCGAACACACCTAGTTAGGATGTGCTCGCCTGTTGTTTTAGGGTTGAGCTATTAGATTATGGAACTATAATATACCTTTAATTAAACATTGTCAAGTTCTTCTGTGGATAACTTTATCTTAAACCTAGAATCGTACAAGACATCAGCTCTGTGAATACTAGTTAGGTCTCCTAAATGATTAAAATGTAACGCCACGCTTCCATTACGAATATCAAATACTCCGTTGCGTAACATCAAGGAGATCATCTTATAGTTTCTCTCAGACACATTAAGTGCTACTAATGGTTTATTCATTGTTTTCGGTAAATGCTCTACTAATGTCCCATACATTGTCTGCTCCCAGAATACTCTGCTTTTCTTCTGTTTCCCCATAAAATACCCCACTTCCTGCCCCTTGCATAGCTAAATAACTGTACAAAGAAGCAAAAACATAGTGATCCACTCCAGTTGTTGAAGCCCATATATAACGCTCAATTCCCTTGTTATTTATGACCTTTTCACGTCTAAGGGTTTCGTAGTGCTTAATAAACTCGTTAAAGTCTTTATCTGGTGTTACGCCAATTAAAAACTTAGCTTCGATCATGTCTGTTAGCATACGGTCCAGTATTCTATCTCGGTGTGAATAAACTATCCCTTTCTTATCACCCTCTCCCCACCAGACAATAGTTTGAGGGTTGTTGTTGTTCTCCATGAAGAAGGACATCTGCATGAAAGGATAGGTCTCTACATAGTGTTTAGCCGCTGTGTTATCAGGCATAGCGTCAATCACTCCAGCTTTAGGCTTCCAAAAGGCTATTAGGTCATCTAGTTCGCTCCAAGCACTAAACCTGCCCATCTTTATTATCCCTTTGTGAGTACGAATGGTGTAATGTTTAATGTTTCCCACGTCAATACCGATAAACCTGTCTCCAGTATCAAGGTCTTTAGGTGTCCACAAGTCTAGTATGGTGGTCCTAGAAACACTTAAATCACCTGGACTGTACGGTTTACCCAGTACAAAGTTATTAAAGTAAGCTGGATCACCTTCTGAATCGTCTATGATTTCTTGTGGAGTAATCCAAGGACACATTAAGTGAGATATATGATAACCAGAGATAAGTTTACCAGGCTGTTGTGCTACCCATTTACCATTCCGTCTAACGTCATCACTGATAGGCTCTTTACAAGCCCTACAATGGTAGTATTTGCCCTCTAGGTTGATTGAATCGGGCCAGACTAGATAATGCTCATCTTTACAATGTGGACAGGTTATAACCCATTCCTTTTGATCTGATTTATGCCAGGCAAGATCAAGCTCATCTCTCTCGGTACTAGGGTTAGAGAATAACCATCTGCCTTTATACTTACTAGCTTTTGTACGAGACTTATAGGTTTCAATCGCTAACTGGTCTGAACGACTGATCTCATCATGAATCAATAGGTCTGCTGTAGTAGAAATAGCAGCGGTTTTGCTGTTAGTTCCCTTAAAGAATATAAAGCGGTCATTAAACTCTTTACGTTCTACGTTGTCTGTCTGCATACCGGTAAACTCATGGTGATTTGCCTGGACAATCTTATTGAACTTAGACGACACAAACTCATTCACGTCACTATCACTACTCATAGTGTAAATGATGTTGAAGTGTTTGTGCTTAATGGCAAACAGAGATTTAAGGGAAAAGGTTACTGACTTACCTACCTGAGCACACGCAGTAACAGCTATTTGTGGGTTCCAGTCAGTAATAATATCTAATAAGAAAGGTCTATCATAAAAGCTAAAAGCCTCACCTTTTTCGTCTACTATCCCACACTCTACAATCCACTGTAAGATCGAGTAGTATTGTTTATCGTTTGTCGTCTTTTGGCTCATCTTCTATTACAATAGCTGTTTCAATAGACACGAGAGATGAGGCAATAGCGGTGGCTGATTCAAGGGCAAGGCGAGTTACTTTGAATGGATCAATGATGCCAGCGTCAAACATATTGACTATTTCCTTATTCTTAAAATCATATCCTTCCTCGGTTAGTGCAGGTAACCTATTCAAAGCTTCGTTTGCGTTCATTCCAGCATTAAACGACATCTGTTTAATAGGGGCTTTAAGTGCATTCCTAAACATTTGGTCAATAACGAAACTAGATATTGACCAAAGTGCTACTCCACCTCCAGGCAAGATACCCTCTTGCAACGCAGCTTGAGTAGCATTGATAGCGTTATCAAACTTGTACTTCTTTGCGTTAAAGTCTGAATCAGTGTAAGCACCGACTCGAATTACTCCTATACCCCCTGTCAGCATCGCTAAACGGTCCTCTAGCATCTTTTTAACGTACTCACTGGTAGTTTCATCAATCTTTCCCTCAATGGCCTTTATACGGTCTTTTAAGTCCTCTTTTGATATACCTCCGATAATGGTTGTGTTATCACGAGTAACGATAACCTTTTCAGCTCTACCACATAGATCAACAGTAGCCTCGTCTAGTTTCATGCCCTTTTCTTCACTGATAACAGTTCCACCGGTTAAAGCAGCCATATCAAATAAGAAGTCACGAGCTGGTGAAGCACTGTAAGGGTTACGTACACAAGCAATCTTAGCTCTACCTTGTTGGGCATTGAGGGCAAGAGTAGCCAAGGCCACAGAGTCAATATCATCAGCAATGAATAAGATTGATTTGCCAGTACCAATAGAGTTAATCAAAGACAAGATTTGTTCGTTGGTGCTTATCTTTCGGTCCGCTAGAACAATATAAACATCCTCTAATACACATCTCTCATGCTCTGGATCGTTGATGAAGTAAGGTGAGATTAAACCTTTATCAAACCTAGCCCCTTTTACTATTTCTTTTGAGTAACCAAGCTTAGCCCCCTTCTCTACAGTTACGACACCATTAACACCTACTTCCTTGATTATCTCAGCAATGATTTGAGCTATCTCTGGATCCAGTGAAGATATGGTAGCAATCTTTTCTATGTCATCTTGGCTGACTTCTCGTTTAATCTTAGTTAGTTCAGTTAATACTTCTTCTAAGCCTTTAGTTAGTCGTTCCCGTACTTCTCGTATCTTGCTGGAGTCGTTTGCAATCTCTTTGAAACATTCTGACACAAGAGCTTGAGTAAGTACCGTTGTGGTGGCAGTTCCGTCACCCCCTTCGGTACTTGTTCTAATAGCAGCCTTTCTAAGCTTCTGGAGTCCAATGTTTTCATAATGATCTTTGAATTCTAAGTTTCTTAAAATAGTTACACCATCATCACAATCAATAGGGTCTAAGCCAGGGTACTCAATGATAGCTGACATACCGACTGCTCCAAGTGTAGGAGCTACCGCTGCACAAGCTTTATCAATACCTGCTTTAATCTTTAATCTAGCCTCGTGTCCAAATGAAATCTCTTTACTCATGATTATAAAATAGCTAATATATCGTCTGTTTTAATAAATTTAACTCGCTTACCATCAAGGTCAACGTCTTGAGTATCAGGTGAATACTTAGAGAATAAGATCACATCACCAATCTTCGCCTCATCGTCACCAATGTAAACTGGTACAGCTGGTAGGTTTATAACCCTCCCTTTACAAATAAAGTTGTCTTGCACCTCAACAGTTTGAAAACCCTCTTTTTCTTCTGCTTCTAACTTCTCTACGACTACGTAGTTAACTGATATATTCATGGTTATTTATAAGTATGACTATTAACAATTCTGGAAATCTTCCCTTGTGGCACTCCGAACTCTTTAGCTAATTCTTTCTGAGTAATACCCCCAGCCTTAGCTCTTGTCCTTATCTCGATGATGTCCTTTATAAAAAGCTCTTTCATGGCTACTTGTTCTTCTTACCGTATAAAAGCTCATATCCAGTTTGCCAAGGCTGTAGTATATCGTTGTGATATTTGGCTCGATCAACAGCTATTAGTTTTGACCTCTGGAAGAAACCATCTCGATGCCTGTC